CTGATGAAGATGAGGGAGCAGCTTAAGAGAAAATAATATGTATTACAAGGGAAACACTATTGGATTAAATTATGACGCAGCTACAGGTAACTGGAGTTTTAACAACGAACCAAACGACTTTATAGATACTGATGCATTTAGCACAGCAGACCCAAAGTTTGACTTTGTACCTCCGTCTAATACAACTCCAGATGACCCAGAGAATGACCCTTGTCCCGAAGGATACAAATACGATTCAACTTTAAAACAATGTGTTATTGACCCAAATTATCAAAATCCTTTTATGGATGAACAAACACAAACTACAGGGGGTGGTGGCAATACTACTCCAGTAAGAATAGCAGGAACAGATAGAAACACTACAGATAACAATTTTATTGCTACTGATGATGAGTATGACAAAATGACGCCAAGTGAATTAATTGAAAATTATAAACAACGTGGTTTTGTTAAACTAAATGACAAAGGTCAATTGGTAGTAGATTTAAACAGAGTTCAAAGAAAAGGTGGAGTACTAGACGTTTTACTTGGTAGAGTAGGTCAGCCACAAGTAGAAGGCCAAGCTTCTGTTGATAAAGTTATCAAGTATTTAGTTGATAATAATATAGTAAAGCAAAGTGATATATACGTAACTGATGGAAAAGGTGGAACTGGAAATTATACTTTTAATAGCGAAGTTGTTATACCAACAATAGCAAAATTTGAAGCAGATTATTATGGTATACCATACTCTGACGTTATAGCTCCAGGTTTTGGTGGTAAAATATTTGGTACTACAGAAAGTGTACAACAATTTGATGATTTTATGGCTAAAAAATTAGCAGCATTTAGCACTGTTGCAAATAATGCTGTAAGTAATTACACTGAAGATAATTATCTAGCAGCGTCTGGTGTAGATGAAATAGAAAAAGAAAAAGCAAGAAAAGCAAAATTTGATGCAGATATAGCAGCAGAAAAAGCAAAACAAGAAATGCAAAAAACTATAAGAGAAGCTGAAAACAGACAGCAAGAAAAAGAAAAAGAAGACAAAAGAAGAAAAGCTACACAAGAAGGTTCTGACTATACCCAATCTAATTACGAAGAGGCATCTGGAACAAAAATTGACAAAGGCCCGCAAGTTACTATTGGAAAAGGACAGGGTAAAACAAAAACAGTTAGCCCAAGAAGTAGAGAGGCAATGTATTCAAGACCAACACCTTTAAAAGCACAGAAACAAACTACAGTTTCAAGAAGTGGCCCTAGAGGTAGATTTAAAGGATAATATAGGAGAAAAATATGGCAAATGGAATGATGAACGACCCAAACGCTCCAATGGGAGGCCAACCTCCTATGGGACAACCCCCAATGGGTGCAGGAGCACCGATGGGACAAGAAGGTGCAGTAGATGATGCTGTACTTGATATGCATTTAACGGAAGATGTAAAAAGGGCATTAGCAGCAAAAGGTGTTGATATAGGCCCAGTACAAGATAGAGGCCCTCAAGAGCCTGTAATTGTAATACCTATTTCAGTTATTGTGCAACGCTATCCTGGTAATACACCGGAAGAATCAAT